TGGTCAAGGCGAAGATAACAAGGCTGTCGATTACGCTGGCCTTGCGAGGTCGAATGGGTATGAACCTATCCAAGAGGAGAAAGTTCACCCATCGACACTCAAAGTAGTTATGAAGGAATGGAATGAAAAAGGTAGAGAAGTTCCTGAAGAACTATTCAATACGTTTGATGGAAATCAGACGTATTTAAAAAATAAAAAATAAAAAATAAATAATAAATAATAAGGAGATATAAGATGGTAAATACAAATGCTATGACGAAAAAAGATAATGCAGGTGCATTATCGACAATCAATCTTAGAAGCGATTCTGGGAGAGGTTCTGAAGAAATAAAATCGGACGATATGTCGACACCGATTTTAAAAATCTTACATCAACTATCACCTGAGTGTAACTCAACTAATGCTAAATTTATACAGGGTTCAAAGCCAGGTATGATTTATGTTAAAGGTTTAAACTCATTGATTGATGGTGAAAAAGGTGTGGATGTTATAGTTACGCACGTACAAACTAGATACCCTGAGTGGGGAGAAATGGGAGATACCGCAGCTCCGCCTGTTACAACTCATCTATCTATTCCAGATGATGCACAGGAAGAAAGAAATGGTAAGTATAGATTATCAAATGGTAATTATATAGAAAAGACTGCATACTTTTATGTAATTGTTTTAGGGGATGAACCTAGACCAGCAGTTATTACTATGAGATCTTCTAACTTAACACCAGCGAGAGAATTAAATCAGTTGATTAAAAATCTTAGATTTAAAGATGACAAAGGTGTTTACAATCCCGCAGCATATGCCGCAGTTTATAATTTAAAAACTTTTGGTAAAGTTGCAGGAAGTAAAAGCTGGCATGTCTATAAACCATCTATGAACAGAGCATTAGATGTTTCTAAGAAAGAGGACGCTGACTTATACGTAATGGCACAGGAACTACAAAAAACTGTGTCTAAGGGTGCTGTTAAACCTGAGTATGAGAAGAAAGCACAACCTCAAACTGAGGAAATTGTATAATTCACTAAGTGGATAACTTCGAAGAATGGGCGGAAACGGGAGACTGTGGCCGCCCATATAATAAAAAAATAAGGAATAAAAATGAAAGAATTTATAAAGTATTTTACGGGTTTACAAAGAGACTTTGGTTTTTGTAACATTTCAAAAGGTTACAAGGATCCAGAGACGGGAAAAATAAAATTTAATCCAGGTGATTATGGTTGGGCAGGTAAATCAATTACTGATAAAGATTATTCAGAACATTTAGAAGGTAAAAAATCTATAGGAATTCAACCCTGCGATGACAATGGTTATGCAAGTTTTGGTGCAGTAGATATTGATCCTAAAATATATAAGAACTTTGATATAAAATTTTACTTAGATATTATACAACAAAAAGAATTACCCTTAATACCAATTAAATCAAAAAGTAATGGACTACATTTATATGTATTTACAGAAAAGCCTGTTAAAGCTTTAGAGATAAAAGAATTTTTAGAACAGGTATTATTTTTATTTAATCTAACTATTAAAACAGAAATATTTCCTAAGCAAACTAAACTAGGTTCTAATACTGAAGGACAACAGATGAATGGAAATTTCATAAATCTTCCATATTTTAATAAGGTAGAAAGAGTTGCATTAAATCCAGATGGTAGTGAAATGGATTTAGATACATTTTTAAAATGTGTTGAATTAAATAAAGTTAAAGTAGAGCAGTTAAGAAATATAAAAGAAAAAATTATTGAAGTTGAATTAAAAGGTGGAGCTGATGAATTTAAAGATGGTCCTCCTTGTTTAGGAATATTAACAAAAGAAATTATGACAGACAATAGAGACCGATTTCTTTTTAACTACATGGTATTTGCTAAGAAAAAATATGCGGACAACTGGAAAACTAAAGTATTAGAAGCTGCTAGAAACTATTTTAAATTTGATCAAAACTGGACTGATGATCATGTTAAACAAAAAATAAAGAGTTGGGATAAACCAACTGCAGGACATACCTGTCATCAAGATCCTATTAATATAGTTTGTGTTAAATCGGAATGTATAAAAAGAAAATTTGGTATAGCTAGCGAATCTAAAGCAAGTTGGCCTGTATTAGGTAACTTACAGAAGATAGACTTTAAACCGGATCCTGAATACTATTTTACAGTTGAGAGAGATGACGGTGAAACTATTCCAATCCATGCAAAAGATGTAAACAGAATAAAAGATCAAAAAGAAATGCGTGGTTTAATTATGGCACAAGCGGATATTCCACCTCCACCCATTAAAGGAATGGAATTCTTTGAAATAATAAAAGCATTGTTTGCTAACATTGATACAGTGCAGCCGGCTCCAGGGACCAGACCTTATGAAATTTTACACAAACATTTAAATAATTATATTAATGGTTCAAAAGCAACTAATTATCATTCATTTAAAAGTGGAAACGTTTTTAAAGATGAGGTGTATGCACATTTTGTTTACGATGAGTTTTATAATTATTTAAAAGAAAGGGAATGGAGAAAAGATTCCTCTAGAACTTCTCATATGATTGAAAAGTTATTTGATAAAGAAGAATTTAAAGATCAACCTAAACCAGAGTTTAATAAAAAGAAAAGATTTCCAGGTAAGGATAAAAAAACAAGTAAACCTTTTCCAGGAGTGGGTGGATGTGCAATGATACCTTTATATATTCTTGAAAAAGAAGATGAAGACGTAGAGGATATTTTACCCATTGAAGATCAAGAGGATATTGTTTAATGATATATAAATTTTTTGGACCACCGGGAACAGGTAAAACCCATAAGTTAATATCTAGAGCTAAAGCTTATGTTAGAATTGGTACACCTTTACATAAAATTGGTTACTTTGCATTTACTAAAAAAGCTGCAGGAGAAGCTAAAAAGAGAATGCCTGCAGAAGATAAGAAACTTCCATACTTTCAAACACTTCATTCATTTGCTTATCACCAACTAACATTAAATGAAGAAGATATTATGCAACCTTTTCATTATGAGGAACTAGGAAAACTATTAAATGTTAAAGTAAAATATTATGATAAATATAATAAAGATAAAGTTAGCTATTTAAATTGTGATAGTCCGTATTTTCAAATGATTGGTAAAGCTATGAATAGAGACGTAAGCATTAGAGAAGAGTTTGATAGAAATGAACACAACAGTAAAGAAATTAAATGGCATCTATTAAAACATATAGATGATAATTTAAAAGTTTATAAAGAGAAAAGAAAGTTATTAGATTTTAATGATATGATTAAGAATCTAATTAATAAACAAGAACTACCAAAATTTAAAGTTATATTTATAGATGAAGCTCAAGATCTATCTCCTTTGCAATGGCAATTATATGATAAGTTAAAAGAATGTGCAGATGATATTTATTTAGCGGGTGATGATGATCAAGCAATCTATGCCTGGGCTGGAGCAGATGTGGAAAGATTTATAGAAGAACCTGCAAAAGAAATGGTATTAAAATATTCAAAAAGAATATCAAAGGCAGTGCAGGAACAATCGGAATTACCTATTGAAAAAATCATCGGTTATAGAAAAGAAAAGAAATATTATCCAAGAGATTTTCAAGGTCATTCGGAGAATATAAATAATTTAGATCAAATAGATTTAACAACAGGTAAATGGTTAATTCTAACTAGAACCATATCTAGATTGATGAAAATTAAAGATGAATTAATAAAAAGAAATTTATACTTTGAAAGTAAAAAGGGTAAAAGTTTTAAAGTTCGAATGTACAAAGCTGCAATGAATTATACTTATTGGTGTCAGGGTAAAATATTAGATGAAAAAAACATCAAAGATATTAATGAATTTATAGGTAGTGAAAAATGGAATAAAGAAATTGATTGGTTTAATGCATTTGAGGAAGCTAATGAGATTGAAAGACTTTATGTAAAAAACATGATTGATAATGGAGAAAATTTAAATGAACCTGCCAGAATATGGATATCTACTATTCATGCTAGTAAAGGTGGTGAGGAAGATAACGTAATTTTATGTCTTGATATTGGAGATAAAATAAAAAAAGCTATGTTGAAAAGCACAGAAAAACATGATGAAGAGCATCGTGTTTGGTATGTGGGAATAACACGTGCTAGAAATAATCTATATAAACTAAAAGCTAACCTAAAAATAAATGAGTACAAACTATGACACATAAAGACATTTTCAAGGACACATTTCCACAAGATAAACAAATTGGTGGATCACATTATAAAAAATTTAAAATTCAACCTTATGAATTCATATCCTACAACGACTTGAGTTTCTTTCAAGGCTGTGTTATTAAATATGTTTGTCGCTATTTAAACAAAGCGGGAATACAAGATCTTGAAAAAATAATTCATTATTGTGAATTAGAAATTAAAAAGATGAAAGACACGGATAAAAAATAATGAATACATATACTGATATTTTTGGTTTGTTAATTATAACAATATTTATGTTTGGATTAATATAATGATTATACCAACTACAGAATGGTTAACACCTACAGAATATCCTGATCTAAGAAAATACGATGAGATTGCGATTGACTTAGAAACAAGAGATCCAGATTTAAAGAGTAAGGGTTCCGGGGCCATCATTGGTAATGGTGAAGTTGTAGGTATAGCAGTAGCTGTAGAAGGTTGGAAAGGTTATTATCCAATCGCTCATGAATCAGGTCCAAACATGGATCGTAGAAAAGTATTAGAATGGTTTAAAGATATTTGTGCATGTCCTGCTACAAAAATATTTCATAATGCAATGTATGACGTATCCTGGATTCGTAATTTAGGTATACAAATTAATGGTTTAATAATAGATACAATGATTGCAGCATCTATTATTAATGAAAATAGATTTCAATATTCATTGAATTCTCTATCTTGGGTTTATTTAAATCAAGGTAAAAATGAAGCTCTTTTAACTAAAGCCGCTAAGGAAAGAGGATTAGATCCTAAAGCAGATATGTGGAGATTACCTTCAACTGAGGTTGGTAGTTATGCAGAAAAGGATGCTGAATTAACTTTATTATTGTGGCAAAAATTTAAAAAAGTAATTATTGAAGATGATCTTCAAAATATATTTAATCTAGAAACTGATCTTTTTCCCTGCTTAGTTGACATGCGTTTTTTAGGAGTAAGAGTGGACGTTCAAAGAGCTCAACAATTGAAAACAGTATTAGCATTAAAAGAAGAAAACTTAATCCACCAAATAAAAATAGAAACAGGAATAGAAGTTCAGCTAATGGCCGCAAGAAGTATTGCACCACTGTTTGATAAATTAAATTTACCTTATGAGCGAACTGAGAAAACAGGTGAGCCATCATTTACTAAAAACTTTCTTGTGAACCATAAACATCCAGTAGTTAATATGATAGCAGAAGCTAGAAAAATAAACAAGGTTAGAACTACATTTATAGATTCAATTATTAAACATGAACATAGAGGTAGAATTCATGCAGATATAAATCAAATTAGATCTGATGATGGAGGGACAGTAACTGGAAGATTTAGTTATTCCAATCCAAACTTACAA